TTCGATTTCCGCGATGCATCCAACGGCGTCCAGGTCACTTTGGTGCTCCAGCCAACGGGGGTCATTACGGTAAAGAGGGGGGATATAGCCTCCGGCACGGTGCTCGGGGAGTCCGCCTCACCCGTGCTTACCGTCGGGGCATATAATCACGTTGAGGTGGTCGTGTTTTTCGACAATTCGGTGGGCAGCGTTGAACTGCGTGTTGATGGGGTTACCGTCGTTAGTGTCACGGGGGTAGACACGGTCAACACCTCGAATGCTGAGTGCAGTATGATCGGTATCGTGGGGGGGCCATTGGCATACCAGGGGTACCTGGATGACCTTTTTTGTTACGATGACACCGGCTCTTTTAATAACACCTTTCTCGGGGATCGCCGCGTCCATACCCTATTTCCAGATGCAGATACCGCGCAAGCAGATTGGACGGTCGTAGGGTCTGCGTCGGGGTTCGGCGCGATAAATGAGGATGACCCGGACGGAGACACGACCTATATTTCCGCCGGCGTTCCTGGGTCGCCTACGCCTACATCTGAATTTGGTATGGATGACCTACCCGCTGGTGTTTCAGCAGTGAGCGCGGTGGTGCTGGTAAATAATAGCATCAAAACCGAAGCCGGAGATGGAAGCGTACAAATGTCAGTTATCTCCGGCGCATCGGAAACAGCCGGCGCGGACAATCCCCTGACGCTCGCGTATACCTACCGGCAGGACGTGATCGAGGTAGACCCCGCCACCGCCGCGCCATTTACCGCGTCTGCGGTCGACGACCTGCTGATTAAAGCGGACCGGACCGCGTAACTGTGGCTAATTACTCCACGTATTTTGACGAGTACACGGTAGGCGTCCAACCCTCGGACTGGTCTGAACGGTGGAATTTAGTCAATAGTGACTGGACCGCCGAAGCCAGTGATGGTACCGGCGCGACCAAAGATGCCCGGTTGCAGAACACCGCCACCTCGGACGGGCGACGCCTACTATCGTGGGATGCCGTAGACGCGGATTCCAACCGCGATGACGTGGAGGTATTGGCCCGGGTCAGATCCACCAGCAAATTAAACAATCAGAACTGGCTGGCACTGAGGGCGGCGGGCGCGGCGGGATCCGAACTCGAAACCGGGTATATCGCGCAGCTTGGATCAGGAGCACGCCTAGAGATAGGCCGGTATGTTAGCGGGTCATTTTCGTCACTGGAGACGTTCCTGTTTACTTGGGCCCCCAATACGTGGTACTGGGTTAGATTCCGGGCTAACGGTACGAGTCTGAAGGCCAAAGTTTGGGAGGGGGACCATTCCCCGGAACCCGCAGGGTGGGATATTGAGGTAACAGACGCCTCTATATCCGCTGCGGGGTGGGTAGGCGTCGGTAATTTCGAAAGTACGGGCATCCGCAGCTACGACGCCATAGCGGTCGGGACCAACGGCGCTACTGCGGCGTTCCCGGGAACGCCTGAGTCGCGGATGACCCAGGCCGCCCTGTTGGTCCTGGCGGAATCAACTGCGGACGTACGGATGACCCAGGCCGCCCTGTTGGTCCTGGCGCAAGACGCACCAGCGGGCCCCGACGTACGGATGACCCAGGCCGCCCTGTTGGTCCTGGCGCAAGACGCACCAGCGGACCCCGACGTACGGATGACCCAGGCCGCCCTGTTGGTCCTGGCGGAATCAACTGCGGACGTACGGATGACCCAGGCCGCCTTGCTAGTCCTCGCCGATCAGGTGCCGTGCCTCACTCGCTGGGCGCAGACCTGGACGATAACCCGCACGGACGGCACGGTTCAGGGGTTTACCTCGCTGGACCGGGATCTGACGTTCCGGGGGGTCGTACACCTGTCTTGCGCAGGCATGTCGGCCACTGCGGTAGAGGTATCAGGTATCGTCGGGGGGCAGGGTAGCCAGGAGCTGCGGGGCATCTTGTCCGCTGCGGGGGTGTCCGAAACGGACCTTTATCACGGGCTCTACGATGGCGCGGTACTCGAGTCGTGGCTCGTGCCGTGGGACAACGCCGGGGGGGAGACCCCAGTCCCCTTGATCCGGGGGGTACTGGGGCAGGACCGGCACGACGTGAACGAGCTCAGCATCGAGATACTGACCGACTCCGCAAAACTGCAACAATCCGCGCTGCTAGAAATTTTCACCCCTACTTGCCGGTACGGGTTCGGGACGCAGAATGACGCCCGTTGCCCTGCGGACTTGACCGCCCTGACCGTGAGCGGGACCGTTACCGCTACGGCGGTCCCCGTGAGTCCCAACAACGCGGCCCGCCGGATTTTCACCGATTCGGCCCGGGGCGAGGCAGACCGTCATTTTGATCTGGGGCAAATCACGTGGACCTCCGGGGCCAACGCGGGCGCCCGCAGCGAGGTTAAATCGTTCACGGCGGGGCAGTTCGTTCTGTGGGACGCTACGCTAAATCCGATTGCGCTCAGTGACGGGTATGACGCCACGCCAGGATGCAACAAATCGACTGCGGACCACCTGCGGTTTAATGCGGATCTGGTCGATTTTGGGGGGTTCCCGCATGTGCCGGGGATTGACAGTATCAGTGACACGCCAGATTCCAAGGGGTAACCATGCGGGACATAGTGGCCGAGGCGCGGCAATGGGTAGGCACCCCGTACGTTCACCAGGCCGCGACGTACGGGGTCGGGTGCGATTGCGTGGGTCTGATCCGGGGCGTGGGTTTCGCCACGGGTGCGCTACCGCGCCGGGATCAGGAGTGGAAAAGGTTTAACGCATATGGGCGCCTGCCGAATCCCGCGCGGATGGCCGAGGGGATGCGGGAATTTCTTCTACCCGTCGGAGGCCCGCCCGAGCCCGGGGACATCCTGTGGCTGGCGTGGCGGTCGATGGCGCAACCGATGCACCTGGCTATCTACGCGGGAGGGACGATCATCCACAGCTATAGCGATGCGGGACGTGTGGTCGAGCACGCTTTTACCCCGGAGTGGCAGCGCCGGGTGCATAGCGTCTGGAGGTACCCTCAGTGAGCGGGTCGTCTCTAGGCCAAATAGCCGGCGCGGTTGTCGGCGGTGCGGTCGGATTTGCCACAGGGGGCCCGGCGGGCGCGGTAAGGGGCGCCAGCATCGGCTACACCCTGGGGGGCATTGTGGACCCGCCACCCGGCCCAGACATTACGGGGCCCCGGCTCGACGACCTCCGGGTCATGGTATCGACATATGGCGGCGCGATCCCCCTCGCGTACGGGCCACAGAACCGGGTGGCAGGTAATGTCATCTGGAGTACCGGCCTGATCGAGACCAAGAAGGAGGAAGAGGGCGGGAAGGGTGGCGGTGGATCCAGCAGCACCACTTACAGCTACCGCGCATCCGTAGCGCTGGCGGTATCTGGCCGTCCGAGCCAAGGCATAAACCGGATCTGGGCGAACGGCAAGGTGGTTTTCGAGATACCCGTAACCTCCCCGCCGAGCGCGATTCCCGCCATCAGCCAAACCAATGGCATGTTTTTCAGCATCGTGGAGGACCCCGCCAGCCCCTCCACCGGCCCAGGTACCGACATCAACGGGACGTTTTTCGAGTTCGAAACTCACGCGGTATTTTCCGAGTTGCACGTCTACCCCGGCAGTACCGTGCAGGTGGCGGACACCCTGATCGAGAGTATTGAGGGGGCAGGCAACGCCCCAGCCTATCGGGGCATCTCCTATATCGTTCTCAAGGATCTGCAACTGGCAGATTTTGGCAGCCGGTTGCCAAACATCGAGGTCGAGCTGATCGCGGATACCGAAATCCGGCTGGACCAGGTCCTCCAGGATATCAGCACCCGGTCGGGCGTCGAAAATGCCTCGGTGGCGGGCTTATCCGATACCATCGACGGGTACGTGATCAGCCGGGGCAGCGGGCTAGGGGCGAGCGCCCCGCTCGCAACTGCGTTTTTCCTGGATATCACAGAGCAGCGTGGGCAGATCCGGTTCATCAAGCGCGGGAAGGGCCTGAAGGGAAGCATCACCCTAGCAGGTACGGGCGCCCGCCAGGCTAACACCGCGCCTATCACACCAATCGACTACACCAAAATGCCCCCGGTGGACCTGCCCCGCCAGGTTAACGTCGACTACTCGGACGCGTCCCTGGATTTCCAAACCAGCACGCAACGGGCGTTTCGGGATCAGGGCGCGGCGGAAAACATCACCACGATAGCGCTCCCCCTCGTGCTGACCGCCGATGCCGCCCGCCGGATCGCCGATAACCAATTGTGGCTACCCTGGACGGCCCGACGCGGGGCCAACGTCAATTTGCCTGATACTTGGATCCGGGCCAACCCCGGCGATCTGTTCGGCATACCCGTAGCGGGCCAGGTTCTACCCTATAAGTTGATTCGGATGGTGCGCGGGGATAACGGGGTGCTGGCCGCCGAGTTCCGGCAGGAAGATTTGATCGCGCTCGCGTCGGATGCGGTGGGGACTACCGGGCGGGCGGTGGCCAATTCCGTGGACTTGCCGGGGGTCACCCGCCTGATCTTGGTTGACGCGCCGATTGCCCGGGATGCCGACGACGACACTGGATTTTACTGGACCGTATCCGCTGAGTCTTCCGGGTGGCGCGGGGCTAACGTACTGCGGTCGGCGGATTCCGGCGTTACGTTCTCACAGATGGGCAGCATAGGGGTTCGGGCGGTTATAGGGGACGTATCCGCCGCCCTGCCCGCCGGCCCGTCTGATTTGTGGGATCGTACCCATACCGTCACGGTGGTGCTGACCTTTGCAAGTAATACCCTGGAAAGCGTCACGGAAGACGCGGTACTGCGCGGCGCCAACCGGGCCTGGCTGGGCAACGCGAACGGGCAGGGCGGGGAGTGGATCCAGTTTGCTACCGCGACCCTTACCGCGCCGGGCACCTACGAGCTATCGGACCTGCTGCGCGGGCGGCTCGGCACCGAGGCCAACATCGGAACGCACGGATCCGGCGAGGTGTTCGTGCGGGCAGTAGAGACCGAGGTCCGCCGGGACGCGTTCGGGCCGGCGGATTGGAACGTATCACGGCTATTCAAACCGGTATCGATACTGACCGATGCGGCGCTGGCCACGGCTCAGGCATTTACCAACACTGGCGTCGGCAAAGCCCCATACAGCCCGGTATTGATCACCGGTGACCGGGACGCGTCGGACAACTTGACCGTCGAGTGGGTACGCAGGACGCGGTTGCAGGTGCCCGGGCTGGGCGCGGGGCCGGTGCCCCTGGGCGAGGCCACCGAGGCGTATGAGATAGATATTCTCGACGGGGCCGCCGTGGTCCGCACCCTGACCGCGACCACCCCAACTGTGGCCTATACAGCGGCGCAGCAGACATCGGATGGGCTGACCCCCGGCGACCCCGTACAATTGAGGGTATACCAGATCAGCGACGTTCGCGGGCGGGGCTTCCCCGGCGAGGCAACCGTTTAGGAGATTAGCAGCATGTCAACCACACCCGACCTCGGAATCCCCTTTATCTCTGGCCAGCAGGCGCAGCCGGAGGTTACCCACAATGAAGCGCTTAGCATGGTGCAGGCCGTGCTAAACGGCGTTATCAGTGTCGGGCTAAACACCCCGCCGGGCAGCCCCACGGAGGGGGATAGTTACGTTATCGGAACGTCTCCGACCGGGGCGTGGGCAGGCCGGGCAAACGCCATAGCCCTATTTATTCAGACAGAGTGGCGGTTCCTGCCGGGTCGGGATAGCGCGGGATCGATTATTGCGATGGGGGCCCGGCAAGAGGGGTTGCGCGTTTACTCCAGGGCAGACGCGGCGGTTTATTTGTGGTCGGATGACGGGATCAGCCCTGCGGTGTTCGGCTGGCGGGAGATCACTACCCAGGCGGTCCCAGCGCAGGACTACGGGAACCTGGCAGTATCTAACAACACCACCACCATATCCGTTACCGCTGCGGTAGACCCTACCCTGAAAACCAATACCGATTATTCCCAGATAACCGGTATCTGGGACGCGATACCCCACGGGGAAAACAACGGGGTGACGCAACAAACAAACAGTTTTACCGTCGCCGCCACGGGGGTTTATAAGATCGAGGTGTGGGCCTCGGTCAATTCCGATACTAACAATACCCGGGTCGCGATTAAATTTGCGGTTAACGGCTCCATCGGATTAACCCGTCGGCCCGCGTCTACGCTGGCGGTAGCGGGAACATTTTATAATATCGCGGCCCATGGCCTGGTCGCGCTGGCCTCGGGCGATGTGGTAACCCTGGTCCACGCGGCGGATAAAAGCGCCGATATTACCTGGGAAGACATGGTGTTTTCAATCAACGAATTGAAGCGGAGCTAGCTATGCTCTACGCCCCGTACTTTTCGCCGCAGGAACTAGCCTGTCGGTGCGGCTGTGGCATCGGCGAAGCCGACATGCGACCCCGGTTCATGGCCCGACTTATCGCCCTGCGAAAGCATTTAGGTTTCCCCCTGAACGTCACATCGGCTGCCCGGTGCCCAGCTCACAACCGGGCGGTTTCCAGCACCGGCCCCTACGGCCCCCATACGACTTTTCGCGCGGTCGATATCC